AGTGTACATCGATGAACGGCTTTATGGGATGGAGACTTGGCCGATCTATGTCGAGGATGTGTCTAACCCTCAGTCTATGGTGGGGATTGAGCAAGTGTTTGATGTTACTCTTACTTTTGAGGATAGCAAGGAGTTTAGGTATATCGGGACGATTGACGGTTTGGTTATCAAGGCGCCTACTGGTCAGTATTACCTCGATGAGAATAAAACTTCTGTTCGTCTCAGCCAAGCGTGGCGAGACTCATTCGATATGAAGCACCAGATCACAGGCTATTGTGCAGCAAGTACGGCAGTGTTTGGATTTCGTACCCTACGGAGTCGCGTCACAGGCTTGAAGATACCGCCGAGTAATCGTGGTGAAGACTGCTACCCGTTCGAGCCCATAGAAAGGACTGAAGATGCTATTCAGCATTGGGCGACCTGGCTCCGTGAGATGGCGGAGACATATGAGAAGTATAAGGATGACTTCGAGCACGCCGCGAGGTACACGCATAGTTGTAACCGATATTTCCGGACGTGTTCTCTTCTACAGTTTTGCGCAGACACTGCGGAGGGGAGGCAGATCGCCTTTAACGAGTCGATGGTGGCAGCGGAACCCAGTCCATCCGAACGATCCATAGGTGAATGACGATGTGTGAATCACACAAGCGAGGAGGCTACGGTGCTCAACAAGAAACCAACGCAAATGTTGGGTCCTGTCCCAATAACACAGGGAGAGGAAACCCCTAAGAGGATAGCGTTACTCCTATGGGGTGACGCAGGATGTGGCAAGACTACCCTGTCGGCTACGGCTCCAGGGCAGAAGTTGTGGATCAGTTTAGGAGATCAGGAGCATGTTAGTGTGTCCCATCGCCCTGATGTTATGGTCGCGAACTTCTCCGCGATGGGATACGACGATTTCTTCAAGCACGCACAGAACGATAACCCGTTTGGTTTGGATCAAGTACTGGCGAACAATCCAAACATTGAGACGGTGGTGTTCGACTCCGTTACGGCTCTGGCGTTCCGTGCGTTGCAGAAAGCCGTAGCTATGGGTCTTGGAGCGGGTAGGAACTTCACTCCAACTGTTGAGGCTCCAGGGTTGAGCGCGTACGGCGGACGCAATGCGATCGTACTTGAAGTGTTGACTGGACTTCTTCGTGTCACGGCCAAACATGGCGTCCATGTTATCATAACCGCGCATGAGAATGATCCGATACAGGACGAGCAAGGTAACGTACAATATATCACGATTATGCTAGGCGGTAAGCTAGTAAGTCACAACACATGGCGTCTATCTGAGATATGGTACATGAGTCAGGATGGTGATAGGCGTCGGATAGCGGTGAGGCCCACACGTAAGCGCAGACCGATGAAGTCGCGTATGTTCACTGGTATTGGACCGCCTGAGTTCGAATTAGTGTACGACTCAGAGAAACCAGACCAAGGCCAGATGACGATTACGTCCTTCTTTAACCAATGGGTATCGGGTAATGGAAGGAAACTACAGATACCAGTTCGTGTGAGTCACACAAAAGGAGGAACGAAATGAGTGAAGTTTGGATGATTAAGTGGGACAACATTCCACATCTGTTCTCGTCTCTCGGTGTAGCGAAGCAGAGTATCATGCAAACCTATCCTGATCACCTGATCGTGGGGTCAGGTAGCGAGAGCGAACATTCAGCAGTATTTGATGTGTGTAAGGATGGTAAGATACAGGATCGCGTCACGGCTCTGGAAATGAGTGTGCATAGCGAACCGATAACCATACCTACTACAGTCGGACGTAGCACCGCAGAGTTCTAGTCGAGGTTCCCTGGCAGGGGACGAAATAGCAACGCAGTGAACGGCTGCCAACGTGTCACGAGGAGCAAGACTATGGCTAATGACGAACCGATTGGTATCATCGAGCTTGAGGAGAATCTGGCGGATGTTGAGAAGCCGCCGGAGATTCCCGCAGGTAAGTATACCGCGGAGGTACAAGACGTCCAGGAGATGACGTCAGGGAAGGGTAACACTTACTTCGCTGTGACGTTCCACATTGCTCCCGAGGAATTGCCCCAGGACATTGCGGATCAATACGAAGACGGTGCCAACCTCTTCTGGAACCGGACGATGAAGCCGAAGGGTCGCTCTGACCGCCGTGGGATGTTCAACCTGCGTCGGTTCATCGAGGCTCTCGGACTCGACTCCAACACGACGACGATCGATCCGAACGATTGGATGGGTCGTCCCGCCCGCCTTCACGTTGTCATGGGTAAGTGGCAGGGTGAGGAACGTGCGGAAATCCGTGCGGTCGAACCGGCTGAGGAACGTGCTCCTCCGCCCAAGGCTCGTGCGGCGCGTGGTGGCAATCGTCGCGCCACTGCTGAGTAAAGCGTAACCATCGGCGGTGTGTGGCTCTTGTGTGAGTCACACACCGCCATCCCCATAGGAGTTAGCTATGAATCCCCGAGTGTTTGCCAGACCTCCATCTGTTACGATCAGCCTTGGTGATCTGACAGCCTCGAACGGTGAAGCGCAGACTGTGTTTCGTTGTTCGCAATCAGATAAGGCCGACGTAGACCTTGCGGCAAAGCGTCTTCATATGTCCAGCGCGCAGTTTATTAGGATGGTTGTTATTCAGTGTGCGCGCAAAATCTTAAGTGAAGAAGGGTTGGTGTCGTCATGAATAGCGTATTTGGTTATGGGAGCTCGTCGTCGTGATCAAAGCCATAGTGAAACCAGAAAAGGTTATGGCTTGCGATTTAAAGCCTGGAGATATATTCCAGCTAGAACTGCCTGATCCTATGTATTTCAATAACGAAATGAACCGGGAGGATGTAGCTATCCCTGTGTTCCTCCGTACTAATGTCGATGCCTGGGACGTGTCGGACGCTACCGATATCGTGTATCGATTGAACATCGTGGTGGTGAACGAGGGACACCCGATGGATGTGAGAGTTGATCCCTTCGTTCCACCAGGGATGAAGCCATGAGCATGAGAGAAGCGTGCGAAGTTTATATGAAGCTGTTAAAAGACACAGAGGAACTAACTCCAGAGCAACGGCATCTAGCTCGTGAGTCTTTTAATGAGGGATGGCTTCAGTGTGAAGCGACCCGCCGCGCACTGGAGGCCAAGCCATGACCATCAACCTCAGTATGGAGCAGCAGAACGCGCTTGAGATGTGCTGCGATCTCACCATGCCCATTGTCAGCGTCACAGGCGGGGCTGGTACTGGCAAGACCCTCGTACTCGGTAAGGTATACGAGGAGCTAAAACGTCTGAGAAAGACGATCGTGCTGTGCGCTCCAACAGGGCGTGCAGCTAAACGTATTGAGGAGCTAACCAAGATACGAGCCAAGACTGTACATCGTATGTTGGAGTTCCCTCTCCCTAATGATCCTGACGCAGATGGTAACGTCGATCCTAATGAACCCAGACGGTCTAAGGATTTCCCACTAGAGGAAGACGTGATCATTGTTGACGAGTCGTCGATGATATCTCCCGCGTTGTATAGGTTCATACTCAACGCAATGAAGCGTGGCTCTGTCATCCGTTGGTTTGGGGATAACAATCAGCTACCGCCTGTGGAGGAGGGCAAGCCCCCATTCATCACACTCCTTAAAGAACACCCTGCGATCACACTCACGTACAACTTCCGTAGTGGTGACGCGCTGATTGAGAATGGTCAGCGTATCCTGCGAGGCTCATTGCCTAGGCGTAATCCCAGGTTCGAGATCATCTACAGTGACTTTCCGCTCGACGCCCTCCTTGACTTCATCACAGTAGAATTCACTACAGAGAACTACCAAATCATCACGCCTACGCGGAAAGGTCGTACAGGTACCATCCGAAGCAATCCATCTATTCAAATGAAGTTCAATAGCCGTGGCAAGATGCTGCGCCTTGATCGCTTCGACAAAGAAGAGTCTCCACTTGCCATTCGTGAGAAGGATAAATTCATCTGGATTAAGAACGACTATAAGCTCGACTTGTTCAATGGTGAGTTAGGTTATGTCGATTGGATAGACCCTGACATAGGCGACCTAGGTATTGTAACTGGTGAGCGTGCGGTTGTCATTCCATCTAGGGTTAAGACATATAATTCCTACATAGGCACAGTCATCAATTACGATCCAAGGAAGCAACTTGAACTAGGCTACGCGGTCACTACACACAAGGCTCAGGGTTCAGAGTTCAAGACGATCATCTACTACATAAGCAGAAGCCAGGCATGGTTGTTGAATAGACGTAACTTCTATACAGCGATCACGCGAGCTAGGGAGAACGTGATCCTAATCACAGATCGTAAGGCAATGAACCTTGCGATGCGGCGATACGAAGATACACTCAGATAGTTGTGTGATTCACACAGGGAGGCCGAAGTGCTAAAAGTCGCGAAGATTGAGTTTCCACCGCTAGACCGTGCGGAGTTGAATAATGAGTTCCGAGCAATGGCAGCCAACCTACAGCTTGATACCGAGGTACTCAGCGACGGCCCCTTGTCCTCCTCCATTGCGATTGTCGGTGAAGGACCTGGAGAGACTGAGATACGACATCCTCAGCGACTACCATTTGTTGGTGGCGCGGGCCACTTGCTCTGGGACTCGCTTAGGACTTTTGGCATCAATCGATCTAACGCTTACGTCACAAATGTGGTCAAAAGGCAAATCTCCCTCTCTCGAAAAGGAGGAGAGAAGCACATCGTTCACCGTGATGAATTGGAAAAGTGGATCGGAATGCTCAAGTGGGAACTGGAACAACTCCCCAACTGCACTACTATTTTTGCCATGGGAAACTATGCTCTCGAAGCTATTCTCGGGGACACAGGTATTACAAACTGGAGGGGTTCTGTCATCGACGCTACTCTGCCGAATGGTAGAAAAGGACATGTCGTTTGTGCCTTCAACCCCGCTTATGCGCAGCGTGAACTTAAGTTCGAGCCTGTATTTCGAATGGACTGTAAAAAACTCGATCTTATCAATCGACGTGTGTTCCGACCCCACCGCGTCGATGTAGTGATCAACCCGACATTCAAAGAGGCTATGGCATATCTCCGTGACCTCGAACGCTCCGACAAGCCTATCGCGTTTGATATAGAAACTATGAACACCAGGGAGACGGTCTGCTATGGGTTTGCCAATGACCCGCATAAAGCTATCTGTATCAATCTTCGTGATGCCGAACTTAATCGGTTCTCCGTGGTACAGGAGCGTGAGCTTCTATTTACCATCCGCAAGCTGTGTGACTCACACAACATCGTGGCGCAGAATGGATCGTTCGATACATATCATGAATGGTGGCGTAACGGTCTACGTATCAAGATATGGTTTGACACGCTATTGGCACATCATACTCTATACCCGCAGCTCCCCCACTCGTTGGCTTTCCTCGTGGCGCAATACACTACGCATCCCTTTTACAAGGACGAGGGAAAGAAGTGGAAAGAAGGAGGGCACATAGATGACTACTGGACGTACAATGGGAAAGACTGTGCGCTCACGTTCGCGTGCTACGAGAAGCTCTACGCGGAACTCAAAGCGCAAGGTCAAGAAAAGTTCTTCTTCGAGCACGTCATGCGCGCGCAGCCTCATCTTGTCAGTGCGACTGTCCACGGCGTCAAGGTTGATGCCTCAATCAGAGATGTTATTACTGAGCAAGTTAATAAGGACTGTGATGCGGCAAAGGCTGAGTTTCACAGGCTTGTGTATGAACTCACCGAAGATGACGAGTATCTACCGAACCCTAACTCCTGGCAGCAACTACAAGAGTTTTTCTTTCGGCGTCTTCGGCTCCGAGGAAAAGGCCAAAGCACTGACGAGGCTAATCGCGACAACCTCATGAAAGACCCAGGCACGCCTCCACTCGCGAAGGAGATGCTTGCCGCGTTAAACAAATTCAAGAAGGAGGATAAGTTTCGTGGCACCTACGTCGAGTCGAAAGTCTCGGAGGATGGCAGGTTTCGTTGTGAGTACAAGCAGTATGGAGTTGCTAGAGCACCCGGCCGCCTCAGTTCT